ATTATCTTTTCGTTCCAATTAAAATAAATGCAGCAATAAACATAGTTGCAGCAGCAATATATGTTGCAGTTTTTAAATTATCTTCACTTGTTACTAATATTTCATTATCCCTTTTAATTTGTTCAGATATTAACATATTTTCATCTGAAAAAAGAAGGATATTGCCATTAAAATCGTATTTGATGTCTCTTGATAATTTATCACGTAATTCATTATGTGAAGAAACGTTAACATTTGCAGTATTAGTATCATTATTGGTTTTAATATAAGTAAAACCTTCTACTGTATCAAATGATTCATTAATTGTTTTAGAGAAATCTGAATATGTTAAAGATGACATTTGTTGAAATAATTGACTATTCATTTATATAAATATTTTATATTTTATTTAGTGATTTTGATAAATGTGAAAAATAATATACATGTTCCTAAAACAGTCAACATTATATTTGCGTATGCATTTGCATTAATTTCTTTTTGTTGGGTTTGTTTTATCACTTGTTTATTTTTGTATAAATTACTCAATTTTTTATCCAACTCGTCCCTATTTTTAGAAATTTCATTTTCATACTTTTCTCTATTAAATCCGGTTTCATCAAAATATGTATATGAAGGCATTAACGTATATAATTTATTCATATAAAAAATAAAACATTATTAATATTCCTAAAGAACCGATTGCTAAATTGTATGATTTCATTAATTCACGATTATAATCCACTGAGGTATCAGTATTTCGCACATCCGCACCGTCGTGATTTGTCTGTATCTCACGAATTTTCAAGGCATTTTTTCTATTTATACAAACTTCTTTATCATAACATTTATTTAAATCTGTATTTCCCATAATAGTAGAACTTCGACATTGAACATTACCATCTACTACATTTTCTTTTGAATTACAAATATTATTATCATAATACGGACGACCAGTATTTACCTGGTTATTGTCACTAAATTTTGCACTATAATAATAAAAATCATTTGGATTATATGCAACTGTTATATTTTTAATATTTGACATTACTATATTTATTCATTAGATAAATGATTCATTAGATAAATCATTAAACACATATACGATAATATTTATAGGAAAGTGCGGTAGCGCTTCCTCGTTGCATTTCACATACTTGTCCTGGGCGTAAACATAATGCTAATGCTAATGGGTCGAATCGGTCAATCTCTGGTAATTGTGTTAATGATTTCAGATTGTATTTTTTCATTAATCCATCCATTTGATTTTCTTCTAAAACAACCACTTGTGGATTCAATGCGTGTTCTAAAATGTTAAACTGTAATCTTGCAATATTATGAATTACAACGAAAATTCCATCATGGTCGAATAAATATTTGAGTTTTATTGTAATGGATTCATTCGGTTCTTCGTCTACAATGATGATAATAGTATCTGTTTTTTTTAAGACATTATCAACATACATTAAATCTTCAATAATATCGTCTAAATCTTTTGGTCGAATTTTTGATGAAATTAAATATTTTACATATACTTTTTTTTCGTTATTTTTATGGTTTACTAATAAATCTAATTGTGAACTTACATACATAGCATCAATTTCATTTATGCTAAATCCTGTATAATCTTCCACTAAATAATCTTGATATTCAAGTAAATCTAAAATAGTTTTACGTGATTTATATATACTTAATACGCGGTTGCTTGATGTAGATGACATTATATATATTACTGATTTGTTTTTAATTTATTATTATTAATCAATTTTTTATATTCAAAATGACAATTATAGACAATAATTATTATCATTTCGATGATAATTATTCGCGTGAGCATTCTATTTAGATTGAATTGACACACATTGAGTATAATAAACGATTTTGGAAATAGAAGATAACATATGCTAATGAGCCAATTAACATTTGAAGATAGAAATCAATTCCCTTACGTTTAGAAATACCAATAAATAGGGTCAATGCGATTGCAAGTACTAAAAATACGAATCCGACTACGGATAAAATGTAAAACCATAAACAGAATTTTTTGTTCAAAGGACCGAAAAGAGTATCTAATGTTTTATTTTCCATTGAATATAAATTAATAAAAGAAATTTTTTTCATTTTCCCTAAATTTCTTAAATAATCTATTATAAAAACAAATAAACAAAATATTATAGTAATTTATATTATAGTTTCATGGAAAATTCTACATTATGGAAAATAATAAATCGTCAATTTGAGGACAATCCAAACTCTTTAGTAACACATCACATAGAATCCTATAATGATTTTTTCCAAAACGGGATATACCAGATTTTTAAAGAGAAGAACCCAGTTATCATTTCTTCTAAATACGATAAAACTATCGATAACTACTATCACCAATGTATCATGTATTTTGGGGGAAAAGATGGGTCTAAAATCTATTTTGGAAAACCTGTCATTTATGACGAACATAACTCTCATTATATGTTTCCAAACGAAGCCCGTATTCGAAATATGAATTATGGTATGACTATTCACTACGATGTTGAAATTGAGTTTGTGCGTATTTTAAAACCTGGGGAAGAACCTACATTAGTCGGTATAAACGAATTGGCTAAAAATTCAAAAGGTGGAGAAGTACAATTCGACGATTATGAATATATTGCAGAGAACAATGAATATAAACAACAAAATGCGGGTAATTTTAAGGAAGCTATTTCCGCAAATATGGAGGAAATTAAAAAACATTTAGATAACTTTGAAAATGATTTACAATCGGCTGGGGCAAAGAAAACCGATGCTCCAAAAAACACAGATAAAGTGAAAATGACACCAAATCTGGCTGCAATGGTTCGTCAAATGACCGAAGAATCGGTTGTTGCACAAAATGTACAAAGACATACGATGACTTTGGAGAAAATTTATTTAGGCAAATTCCCTATCATGTTACAATCTCATTTTTGCGTTTTAAATGGATTAGACCGTGAAGTCCGTTATTCCATGGGTGAATGCAAAAACGATATTGGTGGTTATTTCATTATTGATGGAAAGGAAAAAACCGTTATTCCACAAGAAAAATTTGCCGATAATATGTTGTATATCCGCCACGTAGATGATGAAAAATATTTATATTCTGCTGAAATACGTTCAGTCTCTGAAAACGTCTCTAAACCAATCCGTACGTTATCTGTAAAAATAGAGACACCATCTGCACGTTATTCTAACAAAAATATTGTTGTTAATATTCCAAATGTACGTAAACCAATACCACTTTTTATAGTATTTCGCGCTCTTGGAATTATTAGTGATAAAGATATTATTACAACATGTTTACTTGACTTAGACAAATACGAATCTATGGTTGATTTATTTATACCGTCAGTACATGATTCCGCTGGAATTAATAATCAACAAACCGCGCTTAAATATATTGCATCATTTACTAAAATAAACACAGTGACTTATGTTTTGGAAATATTATCGGATTACTTTTTACCACATATTGGAGAACTTAATTATATACAAAAAGCCTATTATTTGGGATATATTGTATTTAGATTACTTTCTGTGTATACTGGATTAGAACAACCTACTGACCGAGATAATTTCAAATATAAACGTGTTGAATTAGTAGGTTCTCTATTATATGATTTATTTCGTGAATATTATAATTTACAACAAAAACATATTCATTTAGAATTTGAAAAGAAGTTGTATTATAATAAAAAACAATATGAAGAAAATCTAGAAGGTCTTATTCAAGATAATTACCGCGAAGTTTTCAAAGAACGTATGTTAGAAAGTGGGTTCAATAAAGCATTCAAAGGAAATTGGGGAGCGCAAACACATACTAAACGTATTGGTATTGTTCAAGATTTGAATCGTCTTTCGTTCAATACCATGTTGAGTCATTTACGTAAAACCAACTTACCATTAGATTCCGGGGTGAAACTAGTAGGCCCCAGAGTTTTACATACATCACAATGGGGATATTTTGACCCAATTGATACGCCGGATGGTGGAAACATTGGATTACATAAACATTTGGCTATCTCTACTTATATTTCCAGAGGTATGTCACGAGAACCTATGATACAATGGTTACGTGAAAAAACGGGCATGAAATTAGTAGAAGAATGTTCTCCACAAATATTGTCCAATATGACAAAAGTAATGGTAAATGGGTTATGGGCTGGTTCTATAAATGAACCATTGTCTGCAATTAAAATGATTAAATTATTTAGAAGAAATGCTTTGTTACCAATTCATTTAAGTGCTACTTTCAATATTAAACAGAATACTATTTATATTTATACAGATGCAGGACGTATATGCAGACCCATTTTTTATGTAGACGACGAAACTGGCAAATTATCATTTGATTCCAAAGAAATTATGGAAAAAATAAGTGATGGTGAATTTTCATGGAAAGATTTGATTTCTGGATTCAATGAAAAACGTTCTCCTGATTTTAATCCAAATGTTCCTAAAATATATGAATTATTTGAATTATATAAGGGCGTTGAAAGTGAAACCAATCCTGCTAAATTAGAACGATTCTTAAAACAAAAGGCGGTTATTGATTATATTGACCCAAGTGAAAGTGAAGATGCATTTATTGCATTTTCAAATGAACCAATCGAGAACATTAAGAAAAATAAAAATACTCACTATGAAATCCATGATTCATTGGGTTATGGTATGATGGGTAACCAAATCATATTTCCAGAGAACAACCCTCCAACCCGTAATTCATTTTCATGTGGTCAAAGTAAACAAGCGGTTTCGCTATATCATACAAATTTCCAAAATCGTATGGATAAAAGTGCAGTTGTTCTCAACTCTGGTCAAATTCCAATTGTTAAATCTAGATATATGGAACATATTAATCATGAAGAGAACCCATATGGTGAAAATGCAATTGTTGCTATTATGTGTTATACTGGATACAATGTAGAAGATGCCATCTTAATCAACGAAGGTTCTCTAAAACGTGGGTTATTTAGAACAACTTATTATACTACATATGAGGCTCATGAAGAAAGTTCGAAAAATGCAAATACGGTAGTGGATAAACGTTTTACCAATATTGAAAATGAACCATTTGTTGTAGGAACAAAACCTGGATGTGATTACAGTAAATTAGATAAGAATGGTATTATATTAGAAGGAACCGAAGTAAATGATAAGACAGTTCTCATTGGTCTCACTACAAACAGTATTGTGAAAAACGAAGTAAGAGTAGATTCTTCTAAAATGCCTAAAAAAGGGCAATTAGGAATTGTAGATAAAACTTATATTACAGAAGGAGAAGAAGGAGAACGTATTGCAAAAGTACGGGTTCGCGAAGAACGTATTCCTTATTTAGGAGATAAAATGGCATCCCGTTCTGGACAAAAAGGAACTATCGGTATGGTTATACCAGAATGTGATATGCCATTTACAAAAGATGGTATCCGTCCGGATTTAATCATTAATCCTCATGCAATTCCTACTCGTATGACTATTGGTCAATTAGTAGAATGTATTATTGGAAAAGCCGCGGTAATGTATGGCGGATTTAGTGATTGTACTGCTTTCAATAATAAGGGTTCAAAAATAGGTATTTTTGGAGAACAATTATCCAAAGTTGGATATCATTCCAGTGGAAACGAAATTTTATATAATGGTATGACCGGAGAACAATTAGAAACCGAAATTTTCATAGGTCCAACTTATTATATGCGTTTGAAACACATGGTAAAAGATAAAATCAATTATCGTGCAACTGGTCCAAGAACTGCATTAACAAAACAACCAGTTAGTGGAAGAGCAAATGATGGTGGATTACGTATAGGTGAAATGGAACGTGATGTTTTGATTTCCCATGGTATTTCCAGTTTCTTACGAGAATCTATGATGGAACGTGGCGATAAATATCATATGGCAGTTTGTAATAAAACTGGCATGTTGGCTATTTACAATCCATCTAAAAACTTATTTATGAGTCCAATGGCAGATGGCCCTATTCAATTCACCGGTTCATTAGATGGAAAAGATATGCGTATTGAGAACGTTACCAAATTTGGTCGCGATTTTAGCGTAGTTTCCGTGCCATATTCATTGAAGTTGTTGTTGCAAGAATTACAAACCACGAATGTACAAATGCGTATTATAACTGAGGATAATATTCAACAATTAGAGAACATGTCTTTCTCCAAAAATATACAAAAATTGACTAAAAATGATGAAACTACACCTGATACTATTATAAACGATATACGTTTAAAACTTAGAAGAACCCAACGCGAACCAGGAACACCATTAAGTATTGCAGAAAGAATGCCGAAATCGCCAGAATATGCACCGGGTTCACCAGCATACGAATCCCCTGATTATCCACAGGTTTCGCCTGCATACGAATCTCCACCATGGGCACCGGGTTCGCCAGCATATAATCCAGAATCCCCTCCATATAATCCGGATTTCAATCCAGAATCTCCCCCATTTGCACCAGATTTCAGTCCAGAATCTCCACCGTTAGGTCCAACAACTCCGGATGAAGCACCTCCTACTACTGGTGGTGAGAATGAGTATTATATTGGAGAACAAGTATTTTTACGCGGTGGTAAAAAATCAAATCGTGTATGGAATGTGAGAAATGTAGGAAGTAAATTTATTACCATTGGCACAGATGATATGGAAGGAATAGATAATTTAGATGATAGTATACAAGTAGTTACCCCAAATGAAATATACAGACCAAGTGAAGTTGTTCATGGTAATATTTATACAGATTACCCAGCACAAATGAATCATGTAAATCCATTTGAATATCAATCACAACCAATGCCAGAACCATCCAAATTAAATTTTACGCCAGTTATTAATATAGTAACTGGTAATGATAATAAAATAGATGGAATTCCAGCAGCAACATCTGAACCTATGAATTCATTTACTGAATCATATCCAGTTATTTCTAGTGACGGTGGTTCAATCAAACCTATACAACACAATGAAAGTAACCATATACAAAGCGTTGAACAAAATCAACCATCTGAAAATAATGAAATTGATTTCACAAAAGGATTATTGATTAAAAAGGTTTAGAATATTGAATAAAACACCAGAATTTGACAACATACAAAAGTTGTCAAATTCTTTTACATATTTTTCATTTATAAGTTTAGAAAACTCCCATAATGTAGTTATTGGATATTTCTATACTATTTATATCGTTCGAACCATTGTAATTTTCATAGAAGAATTACTTTGATGATATTGCAGGTTCGAATTTCATAGGACGACCATCATAGTAAACATGTAAATCGCCTAATTTTGTCCCATGGTCGAAAGTATTATTTTGACTTTTGAAATAAGGGTCTTTGACCATTTTCAATAATGCATCGTGTGCATCGTATATATTATTAATGTATCCGGGTAATCCAGATTCTTTATTTTCAATAGTTCCATTACAACCTCCATTATGTGCATCTTCACCATAATATACTTTTTCTAATAATTTACTGAAAGAATTTTCTATACCATAATAGTCGTATTTATTTTCCATTAGGCACATCAATCTTAAATCATAACTTACATTATTTACATAACCACATAGATGATCTCTAAAATAAAGCTCGTCTTTTGTTCTTTCTTTTATCCATGTATAACCTTGAAACATACCACAGTTGTATGTTTTCAATTCGTTTTTATCATTGGGTTTTTGAATAGTGCATTCTTCTGTTTTGCAAATATTTTTCATGATATTTTGCGAAGAACCTGTTTCTGTATCATTGTCTTTAAAAAAACTGCGACCATAATCAATTATTTTTACTATATAGTTTGATTTAAATGTAATTTCTTCACCGTTTTTGTGGTAGTGATATTCAATATATTTACCTTCAACTGGTTCATATACTAATACATTGTTAAGATGTAAATCATAATGTGTAAAAGTTGTCGCCACACAAGATAAAGCCATATATATTTGATAAAACATGTAAATCATTTCGATGTTCATAAAATAATCATCATCGACATATTCGCGCAGCATATCTTTCAACGTTTTGGATGCATTTATATGTTGTGTAAGAATAGATATATATTTTGATTTTTCACAACTTTCTTTGAATGCCATTTCTGGTAATGGTTTCAATATTTTTTTTACATCGGTGGTTTTATTTTCCATCATATTTTTCCATTCATCTTCATTTTCATATACAAAACAACCATATGTTTCCAAGAAGCATGGATATATTAGATTCAGTTTATTGATATACTGTCCGACTAAATATTCATAATATAAATTATCGGATTTTTCTTGTGTAGAAGACTTTAATATTGCATGGGATTTATATCCAGCATTTTCGTAGGTTATTTTATTGACGAATCCATTTGACGATGGTTTACCAACACGTTTTATTTCAGATACAAAGTCGAATTTATTGAATCCGTTGAAATGGTCTTTGATTCGTTTGATTTCCTTTCCGAATGTAATACATACACCAGAATCGGAACAAATCGCGTTGAGAAATTTCGCGCGTATTTTTGGACGATACGTTTTCATGAATGTTTGTATTTTTCTAGTGTATGCTGATTTCTTGGAATCTTTTGAGCGTTTACTCTTTTTACTGTCAATGGAGTTTTTAATCGATTTTTTTGAAGATTTTTTTGAAGAATCTAGATTTATTGATTGAAAAACATTTAATACTTTATCTGATAATTCGGTCATATATATTATTTATGTATTTTATTTTTCTAAATATCATATATTCTTATAAAAATGTGTAAAATGATAACTCTACAATTTATTTTATTATCTAACTTATTTTATTAATGGCGTGTTATTAAATTTTGACGCTAGTATGGAAAACCCAGAAGTGGAAGCCGCAAAAATCATTTTTGAATTTGTCAGTATATAAAATTCGGTTATTGCATCTAATATCTGTTTTTCGGTTGTATTCGATAAACTAGTATGTCCTACATCACAATTCGTTATAATAATATTATTATATTTTTCTTTCAATTTCAATTTATAACTATTATTATCACAACAAAAAAATATGTTTTCATTATAATTTTCTTCAATAAATTTATGTATTTTTTCTTCTGAAAATTTTCGTTCATCATCTTTACAAACAACATAATTACCGTCCGTTTCTAAATGTCTATCTCCTAATCGTAAATGTATAGATATATAACTAGTTATATCTTGTGGGAATAAGTGTTTACTATTTATTTTTACTTCATCTGTAAAGTAAAATACTTCATTCAGATTTATACTGTAATCAAGATAATCTACATACGCATAAAACATCTGCGGTATTACTACATCAACCCCATGTAATTGGTTAATCATAGCATCATCAATATACATGATATCGTATTTCAACTTGATATATTTTTCAGTCTCTATGTTATTTTTTTTGTAATATACACGCTTATTGTTTTTCATAGAAGTATCTAAAATATACATAAAATACCTAAGATTATCACCGATTCCACCATAGCCTAAACGAAAATCATATACAATTTTTTTTCGAATGATTCGAAATTTTTGATATAATCTTCCATATATATTTGATACATATATTCTATTACATTTGTAATTACAAATATAATAGAATATGAGAACATTTGCAAGGTTATCAACTATATATTGCAGAAACCATTCGTCCGCCATTTTCACGAGCATATGCATTATATTCATAATTAAACACGCCAAAACAACGAACCAAAAATCGGTCTAAACCATCATATTTTGGTGTAAATGGTGACCGTCCATGAACTGCTCGATTGTTGTCTATAAATACGATTTCACCCGGAGTCAAATTATGAGACAATCGTTCTTTATAATAAATATCTACAATCTTTTTAATCATTTCATTGGATTCTTTTGTTATACCAGACATCAAATCTTGGTCAAATACTAACAATGGGTCTTCTATCAATAACCGAGGGTCATCATTTTCTAAACGATGGTCTTTGTAACCACGTATTATTGACATTGGACCGCGAATATCCCCTTCAATAAATTCATTCCCATTCATTTTGAATGATAAATCTACACCCGTATTCCATAGTGGGGTTTTTAACATTTCCAATTCTCTTTCATTTACGTTATTTATAATTGAATGTACTGGTAATATATATGTATATGCATTTTCATTTCCACGCAAACATGCTAATGATAATATGTCGGGGCGCAATTTTGAAAAAGCTTGTTCGGTGTGGATTTCCAATTCTACGCTACTACTGATACTAGTTTGATTTTTTTCCATTGATTTCACAGGTATAACGTCTTGGAATAAACGTCCATATCCTTCGGCTTCGTATGCTATCATACTACTCATTACACTAATTAAAATACTTTGAATTTTTGCCAATATTGTTTGTTCGCCAATTTTACAATTATTATTTTCCGGTGTATTTGGTATTTCGCCAACAGGAATACGTCGTATTAATAAAAATCCAGTATTACTACCATTTTCTGCAAATTTTTGCAATAATGTATATATTCTTTGTGGAACATGTTGAGATGCAGATTTCACTTGCAAACAATACAAATCGGGTGAAAGTGATGGATTTGCGGAAATATTCAATGCAATTGTATTCAAACTTTCAATTTCATCATTTGTCAGGTCTATAATATGAGATTCTTCCATAGAAGTTTATAATATATAATATATTATTTATAGACATATATTACATATTTTTATATTTTATTTTGGTAATCTTCTTTCATCATTTTCATTGTTTCGCGTATTTCTCTTCTTTCCTCTGCTAATACATGTTTAAAACATCTTGGATATTCTTTTTCTAATTTGTTTCTATATTTAACTAATTTCCATCCTTCAACTGTTTCTGCATAAAATGGCATATCTATGTTCGGAAATTCATCATTATCAATATATTTTGTAATGTTCTCAAATATTGTATTATAATGTTGGTCATCTATTATATTATCTAATTTGTTTAACCATTCTCGTATTTTTTCACGAGTTTGTATAATATCTTTTTTGGGATTATACATTTCATTTTTCAGTTTATAACATTTTGGTTTAAACATATATATAATATTTACACATTTAACGTGTAAAATGATACGAATTATGGAAGGGTGTATTTATTTTTTTTCATAAAATTTGCCTTCTTTTCCACACATAGTATCATCATTTCTTGATACAGCACAATAATGGTATTCTATATTATTTTTTCCGTTTACCAAATAGTAATAACTGTATTTTTCTTTGGGAAAAAATGTACATTCCCCAAATTCACTAGTAAGCAAAAAATCTTTTCTGTAAAACTTACAATTAATACATAATTTTTGGGTTATTTTATTAGTTAAAAATCGTGAAAAAATAGATTTCATTTTTATTTATTGAAAGTAAATATTTAATTCGTTTCAACTATATTTAATTAATAAAAGGTGTAAATTTTCGCGGTATTGCTAAATAAGATTTGTTACATAATATAAAGATTATTTATTGTATATTACTAGAATGGACAGTATAACTGTATTTTCTATATTATATATTGCTTTATCAGTTTATATATACAATGTATATGCATCATTTGTTCGTCATGGAATTTCTATAAAAAATTGAAACACATTTATAATAAATGTTGGAAAATAGAAACTTACGAAAATGCAATACGAAGATTTTATTGGAAAAGAACCATCCCTTAATAAATTAGAAAAATTTGTTAGAATAAATAAAAAGTTGTTTGATGAATTCAATGAAGAATGCATCAAAGAAAAATGCAAAGAAGAAACATTAGATTATTCGGTAATATATGATTATTTACAATTTGCTAAAAACTATGGAGGTCATTACTATATTGGAGGACATATAAAAACACATCCAGATGACCCTATTACAAATGTATCTATGGTTAAAGCTATAAAAAAAAATAATGAATCACAACCATGTCATATGATGGAAGTTGTTTCAAAAAATAGAAGTGCAAAAGAATTAAATAATTTGGGAAAAATATTAGAAGTTTATTATGAAAAATGTTTAGAAGAATATTATGCACCTCCGTGTAAACATGGTGAATTTTACGTTGGAGGCGAAGGCTATGAAAAAGTAGCAAAAGAAACTAATGTTGGTAAAAAATATAAAATTACATACTAGTATAAATATTAGAAAGCTTACTCAAATTTTGAACATAACGTATAGTGTATTCTTGTTCAGTTTCAGACATATTACGCACTGGTTCGCGAATTGTATCAATAAATTTCATAATTTCATTTGAATTTGCTAAATGATTTATATCTCCCGAATAATCTTTTTCAAAAAAGAAAGTAATATCACCGGCTTCTATTACTGTTGAATAAGGTGAATATACAAATTTGTGCCATGCTTTTATAATTGCAGTAGGATTCGCAGTTTTAATCAATTCTACGGAGGATCTTGCTTGTTTAATTTCTTTATTTTCTGGAAAAATTCGTATAACGTCATCAATAAACTCAAAAAAATGTGAATTAAATGTTTTTAAAATAGTACTTTTATTTGACATATCTAAAATATAGATAATATTATTTTTATATATATTTTTTTAATTATTTTTACACACTAGGAATAAATGGAGAATTGTTTGGAAAAAATTTATTAATTTCTTCGTTACGTTGTGTTTGTAAACTGTCTAATGTTACGTCACCAGATAATTTATCAGGACGATAATTGTCAGGAGGTGTAGGTATACTAAATCCATCATCATTAGCGGAAACATAATTATACATTTGTCGGCCTGCTCCTTTTCCCTTTGCACTTAGTTCTTCTGGGGTCATATTATAATAAGTATATTGTTCCGATACAATGGACATACCATTATTCGATAGGTTTAAAGCGAATCCTAATGGTTCTCCCTGTTGCTGTGTTGCAATTGTATTGTTTTGTTTTACTTTTGGCTGTAAATATTGAATAATTTCTTCGCCTAAAATAACTCTAAAATTCTGTTTAACTAATAACATTGCAGGAACACTATGAACATTTGGAGGCATCATAATTTGCTTTCCATTTTCTAATATAATGTAAATTTGACCGGTATTTGAGTCACGTGTTCTTTTGTCTATGCATATACAATTGATTTGATTGGTTAATCCTTCTTTTGCTAAATATTGTAAAACTTTCTTAGAATGAAGACAATAATTACTGTAATATAAAATATCCATTGACATAATAAATATAATTTCATAAGCTATAAAAAAATCATTATTATTACTAAATAAATATAAAAATAAATACTGTATTTTTTATACATGGAACATATTGATGATAAATTATTTGATATTGTTATACCAATTGGACCAAATGATATAAATGTATGTAGAAATCAAATAAAATATACAAAACTCAACGTCATTGGTTATAGAAACATATATATAGTGTCATTTGACCCTACATTTAAATCAAACAATTGTATAACAATAAATGAAGATATATTCCCTTTTACTAAACAAGATATTGTTAAATATCACGGAAATACAACAAGACAAGGATGGTATTTACAACAATTAATTAAATTATATGCTGGAATAGTTATTCCAGGAATACTTGAAAAATACTTGGTAATAGATGCAGATACATTTTTTATAAAACCTACCAAGTTCATTGAAAATGATAAATGCTTGTACAATATAAGTGATGCATATCACGAACCCTATTTTGAACATATGAATGTATTACATAATACATTTTCAAAACAAATCGCTAATGTAAGTGGTATATGTCATCATATGATGTTTGATACTAGTTGCATTAAACAAATGTTTGAACTTGTTGAAAAGGAACATAATGATGTATTTTGGAATATATTTTTGAAATCGGTTCATATAAAAGATTATGAATTTTCAGGTGCATCTGAATATGAATTGTATTTTAATTACATATTACAATATCATAAAGATAAAATAAATATTAGAGTATTAAAATGGAAAGAAGTCGGCAATGTAGATGACATATCCGCATATGGTGATTATGATTATGTTACATGTCATTGGTATTGGAGATAATTATATATTTTTTGAAATTATATAATTTTACATATATTGTCTATTGTCATAATTTAGATAAAAAAATAGTTCCCCCGGTTCTATGTTTTCGACATAGCTCTTTACAATGTCTTTGGTTATATTTTGTTTTTTTCTACATAATGAAGGCAAGTATATTGTATGATGTAGTCTATCTATATGGACTAAATATTTAGGAGATATATTAATTGTAGAGCCTTCTATGTATTTTAAAATATAAGAACGATGAATGTTATGAATAAAATCTAAATATTCTGTTTTGAATTTATTAAATTGTTTTTTACAAACTGGATAGTATTTTAGAAAATCATTTGTTTTATGAATTCGATTTAAACATAAATATTGATAATGTACATTTGGATTTTTGGTATTCATATTACGACGATTTGTATAAAGAGGGTTTAGTATTTTTGTTCTTTCCCCATTTTCCAAATTTGTAATCATTACACCTGGATTAATATAATTCGTATATACTGAACAATATTTAGCAATAATTTTGTCATATGAATTTTCATGAATTTCTTTTGGAAAATGAATAATTCCATGAATATTTAGGAAAATATCCCAATTTTCATAAACTGGTTGAGGAATTTTT